AAACGGATTGTAGGCCGGTGCTGCCGACGCCGCGCCGCCGCCGTAAACATTGCCTTGGTTGCCCGCCGCCGCAGATGCCGAACCGCCGCCGTAGACGCTGTCGCCCGTCCAATCGTCGCCCCTGAATGGGTTGCTGAGATATTGCTGAAACGACTGCGAGTACTGCGGGACAAGAAAATCATTGAAGTACGGCGTGGGGCTGGTGCCCGTGTCAAAGACGCTCGGCGATGGCTGCCATGACGGGCTTTGCGATTGATTGACAGGAAATCTAGTTGAGAAATTGTCAGCTGGCGTGTAGCCGCCCCACGACTGCTCGGGAACGTAATTGGTCGGTGCCTGCTGCTGCCAGAATGTTGCAGCGTCAGCGTTGGGCATCGTCCAGTCGTCGCCCCGGAAGGGGTTGCTGTTATATTGCTCCAACGACTGCGGCGCGTAGCTGGGAGTATAGCCTCCTGCGCCGCCGCTCGGGCTGAACGCCTGCTCTGGCTGGTAGCTGTCGTCGGGCAGGCGTCCATAATTTCCCGCCTCACCGAACGACGGATACGGCTGCACCATGCCAGCGCCGGGATAGGTCATCCCCGACGGCGCAGTGTTGGGCGACGTGGCCGGGTTGAAGGGGGAATACCCGGCACCGCCGCTATTTGCTATTTGCTGCTGCTGCTGCTGGTAATAAGCGTTGATAGCGCCCGGATTTTCCGGCGTAATCATTGGCGGCGGGGGCGGCGGCAAGAAGTACGACGGCGGGATGTACGGCGGCGTGTAATAACTGGAGTTGAAGTCGCTCATTGCCGTCCCCTTATACGTTGACGCCCGCGCGCTCGAATGTTGCGGCGATGTTGATCAGATCGACGACTGGCCTTGCTTGCTGCGCCACCGTCACCTGCACGATCGGCGCGTGCGAGAAGCCGGTCATGCCAATTGACACCCAGCCGGTGTTTCGCACGACGTTTGGATGCGGGACGCCCTCGTCCCACAGCGCATCGTCCCACAGGCCTTCGTCCCAGAGATCCTCAAGGCCGGGATCTGGCCCGGCGATCGGCGGCGTCGGCAGCGTGATGACGTAGTCGGTCGTCGCCGACAGCTGCGGCACGAACGGCTCGCCCGCGCGTGCTGCGAACGACGCCCGCGCCTGCCGCCACGTCAGCGTCTGCGACGGCGACTGAAACATTTCCCAACCGCCGACCAGTGTGGCGACATAAGGCGCGCCGTCGTCGTATCCGGTGCGGTCCATCTGCATGATGCGGCCCGTCTGCGTGCCGAAGAAGGCGTCGCCACGCAGGCGCAGCCAGCACATAGCATCCCAGCCCGTGAAGCGTGCCCACGCGCCTGTCGCGGCGTTAGTGACGAGACACTTGTGCTTGCCGGGGAGGTCGCCGGGCAGCGTCGTGAATACGCCGCCGTACTCGTCCCACTTGCAGAACGTCCACGGGTGGTCGCGCTTGTCGATCGCCTCGCTGCGCCACATCAGGTTGATGTTGCGGCTGATGGCGGCCAGCTCCAGCTCGGCGCGGTCCTTGGTGATCGCCGCCGACACCGGCAGCACGCCGTCGATCGTCGCCACCAGCACGTCGCCGCCGATCGCCAGATGTGCATTCATACCCAGCGGCGGCGACATCGTGAAGCGCCCCTCCTGCCGCCAGTTGGCGGCGCTGGAGGGATCGCCGCCCGTGAACACGATGATCTCGCCGAGATCCGTCATGAAGATCAACTTGTCGTCGACGCCGTCGCCTGCGTCGATCGACCATGTGCAGCAGAACAGTAGCTTGCCGCCCTTGGTCGCCGCCCCCGACAGCGGGATCATCAGCAGCGCGCCGCCGACAGAATTAAGCGGCAGGTACCAAGCGTTCATCGAATTGCGCTCGATGAAGAAGAAGCGGTTGCGGTACTTGCAGACGTAAACGAGGTTGCCGCCGTTCTCGACAGGCGAGCCTGCCGGGCCCGTGATCTTCGTCGGTAGGCCAGCTCCCGGAACGTAGGCGGCGTCCATCACCTCCCACGCCGTGCCGTTGAAGCGCAGCGGCGGATCTCCGGCGTCATTGACTGCGATCAGCCAGTCGTCGGCGGCGTTCGACATTTGCGCTGCGGCGTAGTTGCCTGACGTGCGGCCCGTAGCGACGGCGACTGCGGGCACGGTCGTCACGTCGTAGACCTTGGTTGCGTTGCAGGCGAACATGAAGTGCTCGTTCGCTCCCGTGACGTACTGGAACGAGGAAATCACGGGCGTCGTCTCTGGCAGCTGGCACCACTCGGTGCAGCCGCCGCGCAGTGACACGCCGCGCAGCGTCGGCTTCCAGTTGTCGCAGACCAGCGCCGCGCCGGGCTGCATGAAGGCCTCGTTCTCGTTCAGCACGAGGCCGCGCGTCGGCGCGGGCAGCGTGATGGTATCGAGCTTCTGTGCGACCTGTGCAGGCACCGCGACGCGCTTGAAGGACTGGTACTGGCTCATGGCACCATCCCCGGCACATAGATGGTGTGGGACTGTGCCACCAGTTTGGTGTGGGCCGAGATCGGCTTGCGGTCGATCAGGATCGGCGCTGGCGCGTCGTGGCCCATGGCGACAGTGAGGGCGTCACCGAAGGTCGACATATCCTCGGCGTAGCTTGAGCCCTTCTGCGCCTTCCACTGGTAGATCATCGCGAGTTTTAACAGTCGCTCGTCGAGCCTGAACTCGTCGAGGTCGGCCATGAATACGTCGCCGTAGCCGCCGCTCGCCAGCTTGACGCAATTTTTGTCGATGTAGAAGAAGCTGGATGTCTCGCCGACGTCGAGTATCGGGTGGATGTACATGCCGCCGCCCGACAGCATCCACTCGCCGGGCGAGGAGATGGCGTTGCCCATGCGACGCTGCACCCACTCGTCGTGGTCGCTGATGAAGCGCATCGGCTGCGATGGATTGCCGGAACGCCAGACATTCGACGTCAGCATCAGCCGCTTGTAGTTTGCGGGTAAGGCGAAGAAGGCCTTTATGCCGTCACCTGTAGCCCCGGCAGTGGCGCGCAACGTAACCCAGTCACGCTGGTCGTAGGCGATGCGCTGCGCCATCTCGTTGGCGGTCGACACCATCTCCTGCATCGTCCTGTTGCCGGTGATGTTGGAGAACACACTCTGCGGCAAGGTTACGCCAACCGCCGCACATACATCCCGAACTACACTAAGTAATGTCAAAACGCCCTCCATCGTGTTATAGAGAGCGCAGCCGCGCAGCGTCTCACCGCTGCACGGCCACTTGCAACCGAGAACATAGGAGTGTTCACGATGCCGCAGCTACGTATAGCAACTCCCCGAAGCAAATACTCCGCCCATAAGGCTGATGCGAAAAGACGCGGCATCGCGTTCGAATTGACGTTTGAGGAGTGGCTAAAGATCTGGGAGACATCTGGACACTTCGAAGATCGCGGGAGGCGCGCTAACCAATACCATATGGCGCGCCACGGTGATCGGGGTCCGTATGCTGTCGACAACGTAAAAATAATCACCGCCAGCCAGAATGCGGCAGAGGGTAAGGGCTCTAAAGGATGGAGGTACCCACCTAGATCAGTGGAGCACAGGAAAAAACTAAGCGGAGCAAACACCGGCAACAAACCGTCAGCAGAAACCCTACTGAAACTGTCAGCAATCCGCAGAGGGAAGAAAATGAACCTCTCCCCAGAAGAAAGACTTAGAAGATCAGAAGCCATTACCGCCCTCAACAATTCCGGTATCCACAGGGCCAAACAGGTTGCAGGTCGCTGGCCCTGTGGTCGTTTGCGCTAGGCTACCTTTTCCGGTCGGCAATCCATCGCCATGCGGATCAGCGTTCTCTTGTTCATGCCGTTGAAGTTACCCATCGGGGCTTGGCCGGTGTTTGTGGCTATGAACTCGCGGAGCTGGTCGAGCGACATCTCCTCGAATTGATCCTCGGCGCTCTGCGGGCGGTTCTTCTTCGCTTGCAGATCTTCCTCGAGGATGGCGTTGCGCGCCTTCAGAGCCTCCAGCTCCGCCATCATCTTCATGTTCGGCGCTGACGATCGTCCCTCCTCGATGTACTCCGTAGCGGCGTTCTTCATGTCGCGACCGTTAGGGCCAAGGTTCTTCAGCTCGGCACCCTCGATCGCCGCGAGTTGCTCGACGGTGTAGACGTTCTGCGCCCGCAGCTCGGC